TGGCTACCGATCTCGCCAGCGACCAGGAGCTGAAGGGTCCCACCATCACGATGGCAATGGCCAAGAAGGAAGGATGGGCCACTAAGAGCGGCAGCAAATGGCTGACCATGCCGGAGCTGATGATCCGCTATCGCGCCGCTGCGTTCTGGGGGCGTCTCTACGCGAGCGACATGCTGCTGGGTATGCAGAGCCAGGAGGAGGTGCTCGACGTGCAGCCCGTCACGGTGACCGCAGCACCAGCGGCCAGCATTGCGGATCTGAACGCTGCCATCGTGCAGCCGGCGCCATCGGCACCCGTTGCAGCACCAGTTGAGGCGGATCAGGATGAACTCTTCTAGTTACCTCACCGCCACTCAAGTGGCGCAGCGTTGGGGGTTGCACCCTGACACGCTGAAACGATGGCGTGATGCGGGCAAGGGTCCGCCGTATTTCCGCACGCCCGGTTTCGTGCTCTATCCCCTGGCCGAGGTGGAGCAATACGAACAGGCCAACACCATCAACCCCGAGAACAAATGAGCTTCAAGTTCAACCTAGGCATCTTCAAATCCACCAAACCCGAGAGCAAGGTGGATTTCAGCGGAATGATGAACGTGAAGGTCGAGGAGCTCGACGCCTTCTGCGCGTTCGTGATGAGCCAGACGCCGGATCAGTACGGCTCGGTGCAGGTGCCCATCATCGGCTGGAAGAAAACCAGTCAGAAGGGTGTGGCGTATGTGAGCGCTGTGGCGCAGCCGCCGCGTGACTGGGTGCCGCCTGCTGCTGCGCAGGCTGCTCAGGCCGCTGCCCAGAGCCTGGCTGCCGCGACCGATGGCGTGGTGACCGAGATCGTGGAAGTCGATCTCTTCTAACGGCCCATTAGCTCGCACTCGAGTCGGGCGATCTCATGAACGGCCTGCTGCAGCAGCTGTTGCTGGTAGCAGGCTTGCTTCAAGAGCGCCGCGGCCATCACGCCTGCATCTGGACTGGCAATCAGGGTGCGGGCTTGCTTTTCGATTTCAAACTGCTGCTCAGCTGTCAGCTGAACTGCCATCCATTCACCGAAATTCATTCCGTTTGGGGCGCAGTGCCCCCATGTTGCCCTTGGACTGTCCGAAGTGCTCAAGCACGACCCTGCGCGTGCCAATCACAAACAACCGACTGAGCGATCAAGTTGTGCGCCGCCGCGTGTGCGCCGACTGCGGCCACAAGTGGTTCACGGTCGAGGTAGCGGTGCCTGATTACGCGGTGGGCTGGAGCGCTGCGCACATGCACAAGCCGGTGCTGCGCGTGCCGCTGGAGCTGAGCACCGGGCACACCAAGCTGCGCGTGGAGGCGGTGGAGGAGCGCGACCGGTGGGGACGTAACGGAATGTGACAGCAGCGGTGGACGGTGCGCGGCCTACGGTGTATAGTGGTGACACGAGGGACGGGGATCCCTCGCAAAACAATCTCCCCCGCGGAACCGGGTACACGACGCGTCACCACGAGCCCAACACGCCCTAAGTAAGGCTGCGCCGCCGGTTGGCCCGGCACATCTATCTACACCGCGCCATGCTCACCGCCACTCTCCTGGTGATCTGGAAGCTGTTCCTACCGCTGCTGCTTGTGATCGCAGTGATCGACTGGCTTACCGCCAGCGACGATCGCCGCGTCCGCATCCTGCGGCGCACTGGCCTCACACAGCAACAGATCGCTGATCGCCTCAACCTGTCCCGCTACCGCGTCCGCAAGGCGCTTGCATCATGATCAACCACATCAACAACGCCATCTGTTGCCTGATCGCTGCGAGCGTGTTCGCCATGATCGGCATTGAGTCCGGCGCGCATCACAGCCCCACCCACAGCGGCACGCAGCAGGTGGTGCGGCATGACTGACAACAACATCGTGTTTAGCGACGGCGCGTATGACGTCATCCGCATCGACAGCCAGGGTTTTCATTACCGCGGCCAGTTCGTAGAAGATGCCGGCGAGGCGCACCGCCTGCTGGTGGAGTTCCTGCGCAAGCACCAGCCCGACACCGACTGGAGGCACGCTGATGACTGAACCACGCCGCTACTACTTCCGCATTCCAAGCGCCAACGTCTTTGAGTGCGTGACGGCCACCAGCCTCACGGAAGCAAAGCTCATCGCCGCCGACACGTGGCTCGAGTGGTGGTCGCAGATCGAATGGATTAACACTGAATCAAAGCACCATGGCTGAAATGAAAGGCGCCCTCTTCCAGTGGCGCAGTGATCCCGAACAGGTCGGCAACTACGGCGAAGGCGTCAGCCGTCCGCGTCAAAATGCCCGCGTGCGTGACTTCAAGGTGACCATCCGCTTGAGGGATGCGCGCCCGATCAGGTGGTACACGCGCGCTGAATCAAAGCGCGCTGCAGAGAAGTACGCGCGGAATCGCTGGCCAAATGCCTACGCAGTGGAGGTCGAATGATCCGCGCTGCATTGACCGCCGCGGCCCTGCTGCTGGCCAGCCCGGTGCAGGCGCGGCAGGTGACAGCCACGGTGTACGACGGCTGGTACCACGGCCGCACCACGTACTGCGGCAACACCTACCAGCACTGGGGCATCAGCGCCGCGCATCCATGGCTGCCCTGCGGCACACCGGTGCGCATCAGCCACCGCGGCCGCACGCTCACGGTGCGCGTCACCGATCGGTGTGACTGCGGCTCGATCGATCTCAGCGCCGGTGCTGCCCACCGCCTTGGTGTGCCGCTCGATGGCATCGCCACCGTCCGTATTTCGCATCCATGAACACCATCCGCAACCGACTCGAGCAGTTGCTCAACGACTCCGGCGCATACCAGCAGGGGCGGCAGGATGAACGCGAGCGCCTGCAGCATCTGATCGACATCAGAATCGACCAGCTGCAGATCATCGATCGCCACCACCGGCAGCAGATCTGCACGGAACTCCTACAGCTGCGACAACACCTCGAACCATGATCGAATCTGTGAAGCTCGACCAGATGCGCGCCGACATGATCGACGCGCTTTATGAACGCAGCGGCCGCACCTGCTGCACCTACACCGGTTTATGGGAGGAGTTCTGCCAAGACCTGGCGGCTAACTTCCGCGACACGCCATACCCTGAGCTGCTTTCCCGCGTGGTGCGCGCCATGGATGCCACTGAATCGGTGATGACGCAGAAGCTGGCGCAGCAGGCGATCGAGGTCTGCCGTCAGCAGCTGCTCGGGGATAAGTGGCGATGAGCCGGCCATTCAAACGCGGCGAGGAGAACTTCGCCGTGATCCTGAGCGAAGAGCTGGTGCGCGAGCTGCGCCAGCTTCGCGCTGATGGGCTCAGCTATCAAAAGCTCGCCGACCGGTATGAGATCGACAAGAAACACGCATGGCGCATCTGCCAACGCATCGCATGGAGCTGGCTGGAATGACTGACCCAATCAACCCATCCCACTACCGCCGCGGCCCGGTCGAGGCGATCGATGTGATCGAGTCCGCCATCAGCGATTCGCCGCACATGGTGCCGGCCTACCTGCAGGGCCAGGCGTTGAAGTATTTGCTGCGCATCTGGTGCAAGGGCAACGCGCTTGAGGATGCCCGCAAGTGCCGCTGGTATATCGATCGTCTTATCGCCAAACTGGAGGGATGATGACTCGCCTACCCGGCTTGAACCTGCTCGAGCGCCTAGCGCTGCGCATCCTCACGCGCAGTCACAACACTGGCCTCGTGGTGGTGAAACCCTACGGCTATGGCTGCATCTATGTGGCATCAAACGCCGCGGACCCAGTGGCTGCCTATGTCACCAGCGGGCCAGATGAACCTGATTCGATGGTGCTCGAACGGATCTATCACCAACCTGCTGCTGGGGAACTGGAATGATCAGTCTGCACGGCGGCCGTCTACTGCTGCTGTGCAGCCGATCCGATAAGACATGGCACGCGCGTGTGGTGCTTGGCCCAAAGCCTGAGCATCAGATCGAGATGGATACTGGCACCGTGCAGTTGCAGACCGCACTGATCAAAGCGCAACACATCTATCAAGCTGCGCGCGCTCGGTTGCGCCCTGCTGGTGAACCGCTGATGTGTTGGGATTGCCAGCATTGGCAGATGCGCCATCAGCGCTGCGGGTTGGAGTTGCCAGAATCAAAGAGAAGCGGCGGCCGTTATGCGGCCAGGTGTGAGCTGTATGTTCGGCCCGGAAGTCATCAGCCGCACTGATCGAGACGGCGGCTACATCGAGACGCTGATGCCCGTGCATGGTGAGGTGTACTACCGCAGCTGCGTCGGTGGCACCTGCCGCTACTCGAGCGACCTGTGGCAGGCCGAGCTCTACCTAGACCACCTGCTCGCTCACTGATGCTCCGCGACGTGTTGCTGCTGGTGCTTGAGTATTGGGCGACGTGCCTGATCGCGCTGTGGGTGTGCAGCCGGATCCTGCCGTAGCGTGATCGTGTTCCCGCTCACCCAGTGCGAACCAATCGGA